CGGTGCTCCGGATGCTGGACATCTGGGCGATCTGCGGTGGCAACAGCCCGGACACTTCGTCCAGTGCTACCAGTCGGCGATCGTTCACCGGGATGCTGCCCCACTTAATGATCCACTTGCCGTCGCCCATGCGGTCCAGACCACCGACCACGCCCGCATAGCTGGCTGCCTCACAACTGATGAGTTCCCCTGCACGGTACAGGTTCGCTAGTGCCTTGGCGGCTGCCGACTTCCCCGTCCGAGTGTCACCAACAATGATTGCGTCGAGCCATCCCCGGTCTTCAATGCCACCACGCCACGGAAATCGGATGACGCTGTGCCAGACGATGTCCATAAACATGTGAAGTTCTGGACGGTTGTAGACGAGAGTGTGGTGTTCTGCAAGGTCGTGGGCAATGGCCCGGAGGGACTCGAGGGGCTCGTCACTTTGGAACTTCTCCATCTGTCGGCGAATGTCTGTGGGAGGGTCGAAGTGGTCCAGGTTGCTCACAGGCTTGACGACGTGCCACGCCTGGAACTCGTTCATCTGGTTGTTGGGGTTCGGCCTGATGGTGCCAGTCAACACGACGGACATGTTGCTTGTCAAATCGTGAGTGGCTGTGCTGATCACCTTGCGGTGTGTGAAGTCCTGCTCGGCACTGAGTGGGCCATCCTCGATGCTGGGCCGTACGTAGATCTCCTCAGCCGTAAAGTGCTTCTCGGTCTGGGCTTTCCACCGTGGGCACTTGTTGGCGATGCCACACCGACTGCGAATCAGGTCGTAGACCTTGTTCTCTTCCTCGTTCAACAGGGCCAGCACAACGGCATCATCAGGTGCGACTTCTGCGAGCATTTGCCCTGGCGTCTTCGTCACCTGCATGAGCGAGCAGTCCTCGCACTTCTTCCCGGCACCCAGGTCACATTCAAACAACACCTGCGCTGGCAGGAGGTAGCTCGGAGTCTTCTTGCCGGTGACCGTGACAGACATTCGCAGCGGGTGCTCCACCAACTGTGCGTCGAAGCTGTCCATCACGTTGACGGAAACTTCTGTGGGTTCTTCCTCCCGGAACTCGGTGATCGTCTGGACGCTGACAGACTTCTTCAACAGTTGGAGGAAGTCCGCCCGCTGGTTGCCATCCTTCCAGAAATCTGTCAGGTCTTTGCCGTGGTCGTCTGTGACCGGGTAGGGCAACTTGACCACCTGCACCGTGGCTGCGTGGTGGCGCAGGGCTGCGGCGATCTTGCTGTTGGCTTGCTGCCCTTTGGTGTCCATGTCGTGGCAGACGTAGACCCGTTTGTCCGTGAATGCTATGGACCAGTTCGGTTTCCAGACGTCAGCCGCACCAGTGCGGGTGATCGCTGGCACACCGTTCTGGATGGACAGCATGGCATCCATCTCACCTTCACAGATGACGAGCGCTGGATTATCCAGTTGCTCCATCGGCCAGAGGACCGGTGTGCCCATGCCATTGACGGACCAGATCTTCCGACGACCTTCCGGCGGATTCAACTGGTAGCGGCGGATGTTGAGGATCTTTCCGACGTAGTCCCTGATCGGGATGGTGTACGCTTTCTGGTCGGTGTCCCAGCCGAGTTGATACTTCTTGATGGTGGCGTTGGTCAAGCCACGAGCGTCCCGGAGTTCTTTGATGACCACCCGGTTTGACATCAAGGCGCTGTGCCAGCCCTCGACTTGTGCTTCGGTGATGGTTGGAGCGGAGGATGTTGGGCCGCTGTCCCCGGACCGGTTTGACTTGGCTTCGTCGCTCAAGATCCAATCGTCCTTGTCTCGGATCAGCTTGTCGACGGTCCCCCGCTCACCGCACCCCTGGCAGTAGAACTGTTCGTTCTCTACATTGAGGCTTGCTGATCTCTTCCTGTCGCCATGATAGGGACAGTACATATTCCACTCATGAGTGGTGGGGTTGGGTCGGTCACCTTCGAGGAGTGGGCTGAGTGTGGCGATCCGACGCTTACTGAGCACGGCCGGAGCTCAGGGCGTCCTTCGCACGGTGAAACATTCGCTTGATCTGGCCGAAGTGCTTGGTGTAATCACGAGGATTCACCAGCGCAGTATCCGCTGTCCACATGTCGATTTGCTCCATGAGTGCGGGAACTGGAACGAACCACCACCAGCAGGTGCCCTTCTCGTCGAAGTCGACCTTCTGAACGCTGTGGCCGGACAACGACAAGAAGGCTGCACACCCCATGTCATTGGTTCTAAACAGTTCCTGATCCATCATTGGTCCTTTGGTGGTGACGGGAGCATGCCCGGCTTTAGGCCGCAGCATACTCCCGTCCCACCAGCAGCAGCGGGTCTCAGCCCTCTTCGAAGGGGTCGTCGTCGTTCGCCCGCAGACGGGCGATCTTGGCGGCGACGTTCCCGGTGACCGCCAGGCCACGCTTCTTGAGTTCGGCCACGACGGCCTCCCGGCTCCAGGACTCGTAGTCGGGGGCGGCGGTCTCGTCGTCCTCCTCCTCGTCCTCTTCTTCGTCGGGCTCGGGCAGGACATCCTTGATCGCCCGGCGCAGGTCGTCGTCCGTCATGGACTTCAGGACCTTGATCTGGAGGTTCTCGGCCTTGATCACGGCCTTCAGGGCGTCACGGGTCAGGCCGTCGAGGAAGTGCGGCGCCTCCTCCTCGTCCTCGTCCTCGAACTCTTCCTCGTCGTCTTCCTCGAGTTCCTCGTCCTCGACCTCGTCCTCGACGTCCTCTTCGATCTCGTCGACCTCGTCCTCGTCGAAGTCCTCGTCGTCATCGTCGTCGACGTTCTGCGGGGAGTAGACGGTGCCCAGCTTGGGCTTGTACTGCTCCTCGTAGTACTCGGACTTGACCTGGCCCCGGATCTCCTTGTTGACGAACTGCGCCGGGTCGAAGTCACCCTTGGCCTTCTTGGTGGTGTCGATGCCCAGCGCACTCATGAGGTACTGGTCGAGCTTCCACGCCGACGCCTTGTTCAGCGTGACCCGGTCCCAGAAGCCGTAGCCCTTGCCCTTGCCGTTGCTGTCGTCCTGATCCATGCGGACGACGAACTCGAGGTACGGATCCTTGCCGTCCTTGGCGGGATAGTGCTTGACCTCCCGGATGATCATCTTGTAGATCCCGGGGTTCGGGGGCTCCACTGCCGACTTGGAGCGGTCGACCTCGCTGCTGTCATACTTGATCTTGACCATCTACTTGGTCCTTCCTGTGGTTGCTGCTGCTGCTTTCTTCACCGGCGTCGCTCGTGCTGCTGTGATCTTCTCCAGCACTTGCGTCATCGTCGGCTTCACCATGGTGCCGATGGCCCCATAGCGATCTCGTCCGTACCAGTTGTCCTTGCGGCTGGTCGTGAGGACGTTGAGCTCTGTCCCGGGATTCTTCTTGGACTCCCGGACTTCCATGTGGGCCACGATGTTCATGTGGCCAGAGATCTTGGACGACATGTCCTTGCCCTGGATGGCTGGCATGTTCGTCTCCACGGTGGTGCCATCAGCAAAGGTGCGCTCCACCACCATGACGTGTGCAGTCCACCCGATGTTGATGGGCAGCGCCACGAAGTCACGGATGAACTTCTTGAGGCGCTCCATGTTCTGACGGTACTCGCCCTGGTCTGGAGCGTAGATGCTGCGGTGGCTCTTGACGGCATGCAGGTCTTCCATGATCTGCGCCAAGCCACGGTCCTGGAACAACGTGATGCCGTCGAACCACGCCCACTCGAACGGAGTCTGCTGGCTGGCGTTCTCGTTCTTCAGCCAGTTGTACGCCTCGTTCAGATCATTCCAATCGTCGACCACCCACTTCTTGGTCGTGGACGGCGCCACCTTCAGAGCTGACTCGATGCCACGGTCGGCCTCCAGAATCAAACAGTTGGGGCTGGTCGACAGGAACGGGGTCTTCCCGCTGCCGGGGTCACCGAACAGTCCGAACTTGACGTGGACGTCGTGCCCTTCAGCCAGACCACGAATCTGCGTGGGTAGGCCGGTGCCCGCTGGACGGGTGGTCCGGCGTGCTGCCGGTGTGCGTGCTGCTGCCATTGTCTCCTACTTGCTACGGGGTAGTCACCCTACACGGTGGGCGGTGGCTCATGACACGTCCAGGTCCCAGACGTGATCTCGGTACGGCTCCCACCGTTCGGTGGTGAACTTCTTCATCTCTGTCCAATCGTCGTTGAGCTCCTCGAGCTCGCAGATGTCCTTGAACTCACAGAACGAGCACTCCCTGGACGGGCTCTTGTAGTGCGGCATCTTGCCTGCCCGCACCAAGTTCATCTCGGTGACCTGCTGCTTGATGCGCTCTAGGGTCTTCTGGCGCTCGGTCAGTCCACGACGAACCATCATCCGCTCGAACGGCGGTGGCGGCTGGCTCTTGCTCACAGCCCCGAGCATGTCCGGGTTGACGTGGTGCATGCGCAGCACGGCGCTGAGCTCATCCACCTTCATGGACTTCTTCCAGTCGCCGGTGCCGAGTTCGGTCAGCTTGGCGACGAGCGCAGGCTTGGTCGGCTTGTTCAGGTATTGACCCTGAGCATTCTTGGGACGGTCGTCTTCCATGCGTTTCCGCATGAAGTTGTACAGCATGAAGGTGAACTCAGCACCCTTGGGCATGATGTCGTTGTCACGGAGCCACTCGGGAATCAGTGCCCAATACGTGTTCGCCTGCTCGTCCATGAACAGGTGGCTGGTGCTGATGCTCGCAGCCGTCTTATGCTCGAACAGACCGTAGTCGCCAGTGGCCAGGTCACGAATCAAGCAGTCGGTGGTGCCGACGTACTGGCACAGGAACTTGCCGTCATTCCCGTAGATGGGCATCTGGAACGGCATCTCCGGGTACAGCACGAGGATCCGCTTGTCGTCGCCCTTCCACCGTTCGATGTAGTTGTCCATCATCTCCACGCCGAGTTCGCAAGCGTCCGCCCAATCCTCTTCCTTGTCTTGCGGGACACGAAAGGTTCTGCCGTAGGCGTAGTACAACTTCTCGAAGGTCTCGGCTGGGTGCGGTCCTCGGCGTCGCTTGGAGCGTGTCTCCGGAATGTAGTAGGCAGCCAGAGCCCGATGAATCATGTCACCGAACACCAGCGGCTGACTGAAGTAGCCGATCGGCTTGCGCCGTTCCTTGTATGCCCACCACCAGTGCTGGCGGCACTTCGTGAATTGGGTGCGCTCGCTTGTTCGCACCATGACCGGAGTCGTTGTCATGACTTCGCCTTCACAGTCATGACAAACGGAATCTCCTTGGCGATCAGGGAATCAACTGCCCTCGCAG